TATCTCTTTAGAAGGAGGCCAAGGCCCCTTCGGAGAGGCCGATATGCCGCCAAAAGACGGAAAACCATCCCTGGTCGCAGTGATAGTCCGTGGCGACAGCATGTCCGGTATGCTAGAAGATGGTTGGACGATATATTATGACAACCGCCGCGATCCGCCCGACGAAACTCTCCACGCCAAGCTGTGTATTGTCGGCCTTGCAGACGGCCGGGTGTTGATTAAAAAGCTCTACCCCGGCCGCAAGCGCGGACACTACGATCTCCACTCAGTGAACGCCCCTGCCCTTCTAGATCAGCCTGTCACATGGGCGGCGCGGATCACCTGGATCGCCCCAAAATAGCTGAGCCGACTAGACGCATACCGCGCATACATCTTTAGTCTAAGATGTTTTTATTCACATGTGTATTGACGGCACTCCATGCATATGCGAATATGCATCCATCAACCAACGATGGAGCCGGGCAAGATGCAGACCGCACCGTTCAAACCAGACTTCGCCATTTTGGACGTAAAGGCCGGGCGCGCTGCCCTCGCCAAGAAACTTGCCGCCGGCAAGAAGGTCCGCGTCCGCATTGACATGGTGATTGAAGCACAGCACGGCAGCGACGATGGCGTGTCCATCGAGTTCAACGGCTCCGTGCAGTCCGTCAAGCTGTTCAAGCGGTGAGTGCCATGCATCCCCGCAAAAACATCATCGAAGATCACATGGTCTATTTTGTCCTGTGCGGCCCCGGCACCTATGCCCCGGAGCGCAATTTGTCGGACATGGATCGGGCTACCACCGTTCGGGATATCGCAACCGGCCAGTTCGAAAGCGTCGTCCAGGTTCTCGAATGCAATCCGGTCGAGGGTATTTGCAACGACGTGACCGCAGACATGATGCGAGACGCCGCGTTCTTCATCCTGTCGGACCTCGACTACGACGACCTGAACGATTGGCAGCGGGATTTCGTTGACGACAACGCGCCGGGCGCATTGGCCGAGCATCGCATTGAATGCCGTGCCGAGGCTGCCTATCGCAACGAACTGCTACCCGGCCGCGCTGGATGGGGGCTGTGATGGCCTTCCACCTCATCAACGGCATCAAAGTCAGCACGAGTTTCGATTATCCGCCGATCCCGTATCGCGGCGCTGACTGGTCCGCTGTCGATGACAGCACTTACGACGGCGAAGGCTGCGAGATCGGTCGTGGTGCAACGGAGCAGCAAGCAATCGACGACCTCATAGAACAGATCGAAGAGCGGTTCGCATGACCCCCGACCTCATCCACGACACAGCCCTGCTCACCGTCAGCGCATGGCAACGCGAAGCTCTGCCGACGAGCGACGAGGCGATGCTGATGCTCTACCGCGATCAGGCGCGGCGCTGGGAAGCCAACGACAACCACCAGGATCACTACGGCGCCACGCTGGATGCGGTGCGCGGGGAGATGGCCTATGACCACCATTGAAGAAATCTACGCCGCAATCAACCCAATGCCCGCGATGCTGTCGGCAAAAGGCAAGGTAAAGCCGGTAACGCAGATTCAAATCGAGGCGAATGCGCGTATCAGCGTCCACATCAATTGGTCTAAGGCTGGCGCTAGAAACGATTGGGACAAGGAATACAAATGCTTCATTGGCGACACCGCCGAAGAAGCTATCTGCGAGGCACTGGCCTTCATCACCGCGTTGCCGGACGCTAAGATCGCCAAACTTCACGACTTCATGGGCCAACTCGGCAAGGTGATTGATTCCGGCCGCGAACTCGGCATCGATGTTGAATATCTCAACCCACTCACCGAAACGATGAAGCGGCTTTCCGAGAATATGGCTTTCCGTCATCCGAGGTTGATCCTCACCAAAACGCTCCTGTCCGTAAATCATGCTCAAAGGTTGACAGATCCACGCCATGACCAACCGTAGTCGCCAGAATGAGATCGGATTCCGGGTCGCCAGGACGCAGGCTGTAGGCGTACTTGTCGATGAGCGGCACTACGTTGCCGTACTTCAGCAGGGCCTTGGCGCGGAGCGTTTCGAGGTCGTAGCCGCGTCCGGCTCGGCTGATCTCATCCAGCAGTCCATTGACCGCTTCGACGTAGCCGTTCGTATAGCGGTGATCGAAGTAGTTGAAGATGAACTTCCGCCAGCGCTTCTGCCGCATGAAGGACAGGATCGGCGTGAAATGCCGCTCCATCTCCGGCGGGATCAGTTCGACCCACGCCGTGTAAGCCTTCTCGGCCTCCGCTCGGGTCCCGCACTTGTAGATGTCGTGGAACCACTCCTTGAGGGTGACGGCCTGCTCGATGGCCGGGTGTTGCTTGAAGATGCGGTTCAACTCCCACATGCCGCTGTCGTTGAGCCTCTCCGTTCGCGCCTGCAACAACGAGATACGCTTCTTCATGGCGATGCGATCTTCGTTGGCCAGCTTGGCCTGGATGCTCTTGCGGACCGAGGTGACGGCCCAATCGGCGTAACGGACGACGTGAAACCGATCGACCACGATGGCCGCGCGCGGGAAGCACTCTTCGTTGACGGTCTTGTAGCCCCAATACATGTCCTGGGTGATGACTTCGACGTTCTGCCGTCCGGACATCTCCATGAAGTACGGGATCAGGTCCGTCTGCTTCCTGGAAAGCAGGATGTCGAGCAGGCATCGCTTCTCAATGTCCCCGATGACGAACCGGGGCTTCCCGCCCAGAACCTTCTCGTCCATTCCGAGAACGCGAGGCAGTTCAAAGGTGTAGTTGCTCAAGCGTTCGCTGGCGTATTCCTTGAACACTCGCCTGACCAGCGTATCGTTCACGCCGCTGATCCGTGCCGCGACGGCAAACTTCATATCGACCCCATCCTGCTCCAGCTGCCTGCGAAAGCGCGTGGTCATCAATCGGTTGGAGTCGAGACAGTCCAATTCCTGCAACAGGACGGCACCACAACCACGGCACCGGAAGCGCTGCCGCGTGATGCGAACGTAGGTCTTCTGTCTCTGGATCGGTACGTCCCGGAAGTCTACGGTTCGTTTACCGTGCTTCACGACATCCGGCGCACCACACCTGCAAGTCGGCGCTTCCGGGTCTGTAAATCGAGCGTGCACGTAGATAACGCCATCAACCTCTTCGACGCCTTCGGACCAAAGGCCCTCCAGGCGCAGCAAGTCCAATTCTGTAATCACTTCAAGCCCTCAACCTCAGCCGCCGGAACCGTGCACGAGCACAGGTTAACGGTCAATTGCGGAGGTGCGGCGTGATCCGGTTCGTCATCTTCGTCAGTTACGGCAACGACAGCGTTGCGTTGATCCAATGGGCGCACGAACAGCAGTTGGAGGACGTTGCCGTCGTCTTCACCGACACGCAATGGATGGCCGATGGCTGGGCTGAGCGCGTTGATCGGTGTGAGGAATGGACACGCACCCTAGGCTTCACGCCATATCGGACGACATCGATCGGCTTCCGCCAGCTTGCCCGCGACCGGAAAGGCTTCCCGACCCAGCAATTCCAGTGGTGCTCCTTGGTGCTCAAGATCGAGCCGGGACAACGTTGGCTTGCGGAGCATGACCCGGATTGCCGCGCCGTCTGCCTCGTTGGCGTCCGGCGTGAGGAAAGCCAAGACCGCTCCGATTTCCCGGAATGGCTAGTAAAATCAATGAACCATGGCGGGCGCGTTATGTTGGCGCCGTTTGCCACTTGGACCGCAGACCAGCGTAACGCGCTGATCGTGAAAGCCGGGTTCGAGGTTCTGCCAGGGCGCTCGCGTGAGTGCCGCTGCATCAACAGCAACCGGAAAGACATGCGGCGGTTCACCGACAACGATTGGGCGGCCATCAAAGAGGCTGAAGCCGAGGTCGGCCGCAACATGTTCCGGCCGCACCGTCATATGGGCGCTTCCGGTGCCGATGAAGTTCGGAAATGGGCTCTCAGCGAGCGTGGCAAGTACCAAGCACCAACGATCGTCCCCAATGCTGTCGAGTTAGAGGACGCCCCACGCGAGGAAGAGCTGACCGGTGCTGGCGGCAAGTGCGACACCTTCGGAGGCTGCGGGACATGACGATATTTCTCATCATTGTGAGCCTCTACGGCGGCATTGAGCGCGTCCCAATGAACGACGATCAGGCGTGCCAAGCAGCGGCGGCCAAGTTCAACAGCCCGCTCAGTCGGACGGCCGCCGCATACTGCATCTCGAACACGTATCAACCTCAGATGACGAAATGAACCACGACCGAGAAATGACCGGGCCTGCTTGCTTGCAATGTGGAAGCCGCTGCGCAGGCCCGGTCTCCACTACTTCAGAAATCAACCTCAGGTGCCGAAATGCTTGTGGAGCCCCAGAATGTCAGATCACCCTCGTATGCCGCAAAGCCCGTCCAGCGCTTGGCAAACCCGCATCAAGAGTTGTTTTCCGGCTCGATCTATGAGGATGCCGAGACAACGAGGGCGAATGCCATGTTGATGGCCGCCGCGCCCGATCTCTTCGAGGTCGCGCAACTGATCCTCGACACCGCGACCATTGAAACACCACCCGGCCTTCTAGCAGCGGCAGAAGTGGCCATCTCCAGAGCAACGGACCCCCGCCCATGACAAACATCAAGGATGCGCTGGAACCGTTCGCGCGTATTCCGCTCGCACACACTGACGACATCGACGATAGCGCCAATGTCTTTGAATACGAAGGCGGGGCGATCCATCTTGGCGACCTGCGTAGGGTACACCAAGCCCTCTCCCAACTCACCGCCAGCCCTGACCGCGAGAAGGTGGCGGCGGGGATTGCCGCGTTGCTTATAAGTGAGGTGCCATCGCTGGGCTCCTTTGGGGCGAAACAGATCACGGATCGCATCCTCTCCACCATTGCCCTGGATGAAGCGGCGATCCGCGCCGACGCTTCCTGCCTCGACTTCTTCGAAAAGAACCAAGACATGGAGTTGTCCTGCACATGGGACGACACCGACAAGCCATGGCAGGTCCACAGCGTAACCGGAGGAAGGAATGACCGCGAATGGAAACTGGTGGGCGATGGTGCGACGCCGCGCGAAGCCATCGCCGCCGCCATTCGCTCACAGGAGGCGGGAAGATGAAGCTGACAGAAAATGATATCGCTGCGCTTTGTGGTGGCAAGAAAGCCGCTCGGAGGTCCGCACGTCGGCCCCAGAGGAACGACCTCCATCGATCGAAGATTCTCCTGTTGCTGAGAATGATCGAAGCCGCGGATGGCTATATCGACGCGTCCGACGATCCTCATTCGCTGCTGACCTATTTTTGCGATGATCGAGGGTTAGAGACAGATACCTTCAATCTTGCGATCAAAGAGGGACTGATCCGAACAACTCACGACGACATTTTTGAAACATCGCGAGCATTCATCACCGACCTGGGCCGCGCTGCACTAGAGAAAGGGCAAGCCGATGCAGTGGATTGATCTCGACGTTGGTGACGATTGCTGGTGCTACGTTGGCAACCACAAAGGCAAGAAAAGTAAGGGAACGATTATCGCTATCGTGCGTCTTCCGGGTTACGCCAAGCCGCATTACATCGTTGAGATACCAACGAGCGTTGATCCCCTGCTGGAAGTGCGCGACGGATTCTCAATCAGCGACAGCGAGAAGAAGCATATCGGCTTTCTTCGGAGGGCAGGCCGATGAGCGCGGATTTGATGGACCGCCTCCGTCAAGACGCCGAGATGCTTCAAGACGGACCGCAGAGCAACCTTACGAAGCTATGGCACAGCGAAGTCGTCAAAGACGCCGCGAAGGATTGCAAAGAAGCCGCCGCGCGCATCGAAGCGTTGGAGGCGCTTGCCGCCGAGCGCCTTGAGAATTACCGAAAAGGAATTTCGGTAGTCCGCGACCTCAACATGCGGCACAAGGCGGAAGTCGAAGCGTTGGAGGCGGAGAACGCGAGGCTGCGGGCCGCAACCGATCGTATCGCTCGCGTTGAAGTCAACGCAAAACAACTCAGAACGTCAATCGAGAACAACGCCGTGCTCAACACGCGCGCCGAGAAGGCAGAGAGCGCGTTGGCCGAGGCGGGCTGGCACACATTCGCGGATCAGCCAGCATCCGGTCGCAAATTCATCGCACTTTACAACGACGGCAGCGGCGCAGCTATGTTCTTCGCCTTCGATGGCGGCGTTATCGATTCCGATGGCGATGAATTGTACGACTGGTTTTCTTCCGATCATTCGTATGATCGATGGGCGTATCTTCCAGACGATCTCGAATTTTGGTGCGAGGTGCGGGCCGAGGGGAAGAAGTGATGGGCTGGTCTGTTGGCGAAGACAAAGACGGCCGGGACATCGGTTACGGCGTGCCCGCGCTGTGCGATCATCCTAACTGCAACAAGAAGATTGATCGTGGGCTGTCTTACGTCTGTGGCATGATCAACACGGATGGTGAAGATCGTGGATGCGGGCTCCACTTTTGCCCCGATCATCTGCGACACTCACCGAAATATGGACAGCTTTGTGAGCGATGTTGGCCGCGCCTCAAAAGCCCGTTTGCGCGCAAGCCCGACCTACCGGAATGGACCAGACACAAGTTGTCCGATCCATCGTGGGCAGATTGGCGCAAAAAGTACCCTGACGAAGTCGCGAAGATGCGGGAGCCCGTCCAGCCATGACGCACCAACGCGCAATCGAGGCCGGGGCGAGGGCTGCCGAGGACCGTTACTTACGGGCCGATGCTCGTTATCAAGAGGCGATCCGCCGTTACCAGTCCGCCGAAAGCGAGCTTATCAAGGCGCGGCGTGAGCGCTCAGCGGCCTGGCAAGAGATCACCGCCGCCCAGCAGGAGCAGAACGATGCAGGTGAATGACGATATGGTGCGGGCGGCGGCTGAGGCGATGAAAGAACGCCGCCGCGACGAGATCGAGCGTGGAACCGAGCGAGCAACTTACGAAGAAATGGCAACGCTCGCCCTCAACGCAGCCCTCGCGCATATGTGGAGGCCGATTGAAGAGGCCCCGGATTCCGAAACGGTGATCGTTGGCGGCGGTGACGCTGTCTACCCGGTCACTGCTTCGTGGGACGGCCGCTTCGATGAAGGAGAAGGTTGGTGGGTCGACGGCCAAGAAGACATCCACTGTGAAATTGGCTGGCCCACCCACTTCATGCCTCTCCCCGCCCCTCCTAAGACCGGGGGTGAGTGAGATGGGATTCAATACTGTTGCAGTTCTGTTGAACGACTTCACGCACGAACTTGAGCGTGATGGCCGCTATGGTGCGCGCATAGCACAAGCAATGCGGAACGTCGGTCATCGCCGCGATGGGCTTTCAACGTGGTTCGGCGCTGGCGTCTGCATCTCGCAGGCGCACGCCGATTACTCGCAAGTCGTTGTGGTCGGGAAGAACACCGGCCAGCGGCTAGATGACGCCAATGACCTTGACTGGTATGCGCTCAAGCAACTTGCCGATGCGCTTGAACGCCACGGCTGGCGCGTAAAGCCGCCCGCCCGCAAACGCAAGCCCCGCCACGGTGAGCAAGCATGAGCAGGACGGCCGCTCGCATAACTCAGGCTGACGTTGCCCGCGCAAAGAGCGAGGGCAAGACGTTCATCTATTTCTTGCGCGCTGGCGATTTCGTCAAAATTGGCCGGTCAAAGAATTGGCGCTACCGGATGGCCGGGATGCAAGTCGGATCGCCATACACCATCGTCCCCCTACTCGTTCTCATTGGCGACGAGCGCGAAGAGCGGAAACTTCACCACAGATTTAGGGCATCCCATTTCCGCGGCGAGTGGTTTCATCTTGGCCCAGCAATCCGCGAATACATCAAGGGGAGCCTGTCGCTTTGCGTTGCAAAAACAGACGTAAGCGACTTGCGAACGCCAAATAAATGGGAAGATTCAAAGGAGGAGATCATCCTTTGAGCCGCTTTTTCACCATGGATCAGGCGGCGAAGGAACTCCACAAGTCCCGTCGCTGGTTGCAGGATTGGCTTGCCCGCCACCCGACCGACGCCTTCGGTCGCCCGTTTTACAGCAGACTTGGCAGAACGAAGGTTTTTCGGGAAGCTGACATCGACCGCATTGTAGACGCAGCCCGAGAAACGTCATGCCCCTCGAACTCAAGCCGCCGCGCGCCGGTAAAACGCCGAATTGGACGATCCGAGGGACATACCTCGGAATCTCTGTGGACCGAAGCGCAAGAACTTCTAAGCGCTCCGTCGCTGCTACCGAACTCACCAAGCTCGAAAAAGCAATCGAACGTGGTGAATATCCACCCAAGCCAGTCGAGCGAGCGCCCGCAACATTCCTGAGCGCGGCGGTTGCTTACATGAAGGCGGGCCGGTCCCGCCGCTACGTCAAGAAACTGATCGAATATTTCGGTGAGACGCCATTGGACCAGATAGACCAGAGCGCAATCAACGAGGCGGCCGCGGCGATTTATCCGAACTTCGCTCCGTCCGCTCGCAATCGCGCCGTCTATACGCCGGTCAGCGCCATCCTGCACCATGCCGGCATCGATATCACGGTGAAACGGCCCAAGGGCTACAAGGGCAAGGCAAAGACGCTGTTTCTGCTGCCCCCGGACGCTTTTGCCATCATCAAGGCGTCAGAGACTATCGACCTCGAGATGGCCCGACTGCTCACATTCCTGCTCTACACCGGATGCAGGATCGGGGAAGCCCTCGCGCTCAAATGGGAGCGCGTCGATTTGGGCCAGCGGACGGCATACATCGAGTCATCGAAAAATGACGACCCAAGGTCCGTCCTGCTGACACCACATCTTTGCGCCCTTCTAAAGCCGCACAAGCGGGCTTCCGGGAAGGTGTTCCGTTTCCATCAAGGAGGGCACCGGAATTTCCTGTTCCTGAATGCCAAGGTGACGGCCTGCGGCTTGCCTGCCGTGAAGCGGCCCAAGCGCGGCGAGCGGATGATGATCCCGCCGTATCGCTATTCGTGGGTGACGTTCCACACCTTTTGCCACACCTGGGCGACATGGATGCGCCGGTTTGGCGGGACAGACATTCAGGGGCTTGTCGCGACCGGCCGCTGGCGCGACCCCCGGTCGGCCGCGCGATACACGCATACCGCCGCTCATGAGGAATGGGACCGCGTGGAGCGCCTGCCTCAGATCAGTGGACAAAGTGGAGAATCCGTGGAAACGGGCCTCTCAGAACGAAAAGCGAAGTAGAATCAACAACCGGGCGCGACCTCCCCCAAAGGCTGGCCGCAACCATTTCGGAGACGGGAAATGCTTATTTTATTGGGGTTTCTGCAATCCATCCCGGCGAGACGCGCCGGAACGAATCACGAAACGCGCAAGTCAATCTGTGGAGAATCCGTGGACTTTGATCACGGTGCGTTCCACCTCCCCCGTTCACGTTGGGGGATGGGGCGATGAGCGGTGGGGTGAAGATCATTGAAGGGCTGAAGGACGCCGTTGCGGGCAACTTCGCCAGCGTGACCATCGAGGGTCAGCGATGGGTCCGGCAGGACTGTCATCCGATTGAAACGGCCCCGAGGGACGGCACGGAAATCCTCTGGACCAACTTCGACACCACCACTGTGATCAAATGGCCGGAGTACCGGGAATGCTTCGATGAGATGGGATCGGTTTGGATGCCGCTGCCGAAGTTCGCTCGGAGGCCCGCCCCATGACCACCTGGCAGGATATCGGGACGGCGCCCCCTAATGTGCCGGTCGAGACGAAAATCGACGATGCCAGCGGGCCGCGCAATTACGCCGTTCTAAAGCGACAGGGGCGGCTCTGGTTCACGCGGGACGGCTCCATGTACGTCTATTACACGCCGACGCACTGGCGCCCCTCCCCGCCCTCCAAGGAGGGGGAGTGATGGCGAGGACCGGCCGCCAGCGCCTTGACGCGATCCCGGCGGCGGTTGAGCGCCGGGACGAGTTTATTGGGCGTGTCAGGGAAGCTGAGGGGGACGCTGTTCGATGCGCCGATCTGATGGCTGAGGCAATCGCAATGCAGATCGACGCCAACCATTTTGAGGTCGTCCGCAAGTCGGGCAATGCCACAATCTGCATCGAAGAGGTAATGGCTGGGCATTGCCTGATCGCGGCGCGGGACGCCTATCTCCGAGCGCGCGGCAGCAACCAACCGCCTGACACCCCCACCGATCCGGGCTAGGATGGAGAGAGAATGGAGAGCAGAGATGCGAGACTTTTATAACAGGGATATGCGTGTTGACCTAAGGAAAGCGCGTGCCGACCAATTCACAGCCGAAGTTTTGCGAGCTATCGAACCGTTCTTGCGGGATGATGGCGAAGAACCGGTGCAAAAATACGCGGCGCGCGCGTTATTCAATTTATTCTACAATGGCGGCTTTGAGGCCATTACTGACCAGATGCGCGTTGAAGCCGGCTTGCCATTGCGGGATGACCTTGGATGGACAGCAAAAGAAGTTCAGATCATGGAAGATCGCCGGCTCGAAGCGCTAACCCGCCCGCTAACGATGACGATCCCAAAGGATCCCCCCACGTCACCAACAAGCCCCGCCTAGGCTACGTCGCGGAGCATGGGTCAAGGGATAGGCCGGCTCAACCGGGAGGTTTGAAATGAATGATAACCGGCTAATCGTTGGCGAAATTAGGATGATCCAGCGCGGGAATGAGGGCCTATATCACCTGTGGACCGGCGATAAATGGGCAACGTTCGATGACCCTGACATCAACACGATTTTTGATCTCATGGGAGTAGAGCCCGCACACCGGGTGGCAATGCGCGAATATTACTCGTCCCAGCGCATCGCTCCCGTTGACGACTACAATTCTGGCCAACAGCAACGTTCCGACCGGGATCGCGCGGTAAAGGACTTCACCCGCGTCTGCGAGCAAACCGGCCTAATCGATAAGCTGAGGAAGGATAAGCCATGAGCGACATGGTTGAGCGGGTGGCGATAGCAATTAACGAGTCAGTCTTCGGAAAGGCCATGGATGCTGATGAGCGTAGTAGAAAAATGGCCCGCGCCGCCATTAAGGCGATGCGAGAGCCGACTGACAGGATGGTAGCCGAAGGCGAAGAAACGATTTTCGAGGATCGGCCCCACGCGGAAGAATGGCAGATAGGCGCGACCCGTGAAGGGTACCAAGCCATGATCGACGCCGCATTGGATGGGAAATGACCGACCGCTACGAAGTCGTCCCCATGGAGCGCGGCCCTCATGCCCCGGAGGGCTGGTGGACCGTGACGCTCAACGGTCAGCCGGTTCGGCACTTCCCGGCCGAGAAGCGCGATCTAGCGGAGCGCTATGCTGCCGACCCAGAATATCGCGCCAGCCTGGTCGTGAAGAAACTGCACGAGCGTGGGAAGCCCTAGCAACACCCCACCCACCACCAGCAGCCCCAACGTCCACCAACCCCTAGCGCCGATCAGCATCAGCCAAGCGCCCCATAGGGCGAGGATGGCGCCGAGGGGCTGAAAAAAGAGAGCCGCGCTACCCATTGCGGATAACGCGGCTGTCAAACTCGCGATCTCTAGCTATCCAAGCGGAAGCGCTCAGGAGCCCTTTTCGCCAGAGCAAGAGTTTGAGTTTGGAGCGGAGCCGCCGATCAGAGCGGCCCAGCATAATTTGGAGATCATTGCGGCGTCGTCTTCCAACCGGGATAGACTCGCTCGCAATTGACAGACTGTCAACGCTCAGAGGATTCGATTCAAAAATATTCCCCAGCAGACGGCGATAACGAGCCATCGCGGCCACCTGAAAGCTATTGCATTGGAAACTGAGCGGACGCGGACTGTCAGTCCGACAACTTGTCCATGCGCTCGGCGAACTTATCGAGGCGCTTCTCGATCCGGTCGCCCAAGGTATCGAGCGACTTTTCAAACCGATCCATGGTGCTTGCGAAGCTGTCCCGCGTCACGAAATGGTCGCGCGTGAACACCTCGATTTCGTGCAGTTTGGTCCGCAAGGCGGTGCCCATCTCGCCGGTTTGCTGTGTCAGCGTTTCGATGCGCCGGGTGGCGTCGGACTGGACTGCCCTCATGTCCCGTTCCATATTCTCAACGTTGGCATTGGTATGCTCCATCACCGCCTTTTCGACGCCGCTGATATGCAGGGTGACCTTCACCACAGCGCCGATGATTGCCAAAAAGAGCCCCGCCGCAGTGAGATAGACGCCATAGTCCCCCATTCCAGCCTTCCTTTAACCGTTTCGAAAGTGCTGGCACGTTTGGATTGCCCCAGCCGTTGAGTAGTCCACACGCTACGCAAGGGTTAGGCTCGGCAGATCGTTGGTCGCGACTGCCGGGCCGTCTTATTTTCGCAGCTTGGCGATGATCTGCTCACCAGCCTTGCCGATGAACAACGAGCCGACGATGGCGCCCATCCAGTCGTTCAGCGGAGGCGGCAGAGCGGCGATGGACCATGCCTGCGGGAAGACACACGCCTTGCACCACAACACGCTGTAGATGCACACAGACGCGAACCAGAGGCCGGCAGGGATCAGGAATAGAAGCGGAAACCACCATCCCCTACCCGTCAGCACCGACACCTGAGCCGACAGATACGACTTGGCGAGATCAGCCTTAACCTCCTCGCGCTTCGTCTCGTTGTCGATGCTGGTGTCGATCGTCTTGAAGATGCGATCCAGCGGGCCGGACGTGAGCCAGCCAAGGATGGACATGAGGAAGGTCATAGCGGCGCCTGCCCCTGCCCGTCATCCGCCGTCTTGCTGCGAATGAAGGCAATGACGGCCTTGGTGACGGCGACGATGACGACAATCCGGCCAGCCCATGCGGGGCCGACGATTGGCGTGAAATCGACGCCGGAAAGAGAGGTCAACAGGTCCGGAAGCATCGCCAGCGCGCCAACGACAAGGCCCGTGATGACCGTGATCCAGTTGTAGATCCACTTGAAGAATGCCTTGATGCGATCGATCATTTCGAACCTCGTTTGAACAGGCCGAGCACGGCCATTAAAAAAGCCGCCCAAGCGGACGGCGGTTGAGACGGTGCGGGTTGTGCTGGGATAGGGTCAGGCGGGCCAGCGGCGGGCGCTGGTGAGTCTGGTTGGACGATGGGCACCTTCGCCCCCGCCGTTTGCAGCGCCCCTGCCACGTCGCCTGCGAACAACTGGCCCTCTGCCTTCCGACGCCGGACAAGGCCATTCAGCACCTTGCCGCCGCCCCGATTCCATTTTGCCAGCTCTTTCGGGATCGACGCGCGGTCGCCGGCATTCAGCTTTCGCCAGAGCGTAGCCGTCTCAGGTCCGCCCGTGTTGTAGGCCCACGACACCAGTGCATCGAACTCGTTCTGGCTCAGCGCGACCTTGGCGAACTTGGCAACGTGCGCCTCGAATAGTGTCATATCGCCGGCCAAGGCGTCGTCGCACTGTTGCTGCGACCAGACCGTGGCCGAAGTGAATTTCGGCTCGTGGTGGTTGGTGTGGCCCCAGCCTATCGTCAAGACGCCAACTGGATCGACATACGGCTTGAAGAAGCCAGGTCGGCCCTTCACCGGCTCAAGGCAACTCTCGAACGCCTTCACAATCGCAAGGCCAGTCGGGCTCAGGCGCATAGGTTCTCGTCCTCTGAATTGGAGGTGGGTGGACTTGGGACTTGGATGGGCTTGGCGCGCCGTGCTAAAAGCCGGCGGTTGGCTCGGTGTGACGCAAGTTTGTTTCTATGGATCGTCGAAGTTTTATTCTGTCGGGTCTCGCGCTACTTCCCGCATCCGCGTATTCGGCACCCCGTCCTTCGTGGCGCTTGCTTGCTCAACCGTCCGGATTTGCGGCGCGCGACACCGCGCCTGTATTTGAATTCGGTCATCATCTTTGGATGAGCGAAGGCTACACACTGGATACAAAGGGAACCAATGACCTTTTGCGTTCGAAATCAGGAACGAAATGGACCGTTGTAAACTCAGCAACGCCTTATGAACCGTACTCAGCGATATGCCCGTTCGGACGATGGATATACATCGTCGATTCCAAGGTGTGGCGAACCAAAGACGGCGTCAATTTCCAAATCCTAGACGCTAAGACCCCCCATAGATTCGAGCCAGAGATGACTATGCTCGAATTGAACGAGAAGTTGCACATGTTTGGGACAGAGGCAGTCACGCACCTTTGTCCGAAAAGCCTCCGCTTCACCGAAACCGCATATCCATGGAGCAAGCGCACCTTTTTTACAGTCGTTAAATTCGACAATCGCATTTTCGTCGTTGCCGGAGCCAAGCCGCGAACCAACGAGCCTCCCGAGAAAAACTATCAGGATCGCATTTCGCTCAATGAGGTTTGGTCAACTGCGAATCCAGAAAATCAAGCCTCGTGGACACAACACTCGACACCACCTTGGCTTCCTCGCATGTGGCCCTCCCTAACAAGTCACAAGGGGCGGCTTTACCTCGTCGGCGGCTATAACAACCGAGATGCTACCAATTTCGATGACACGTGGCGCAGCAGTGACGGTTCCTCTTGGGAAAAGCTTCCGATCTTCAACAAATTCACCGCTCGTCACGGGAGCAGCCTTCACTCTTGGCGCGGTCGCTTGATGATGTTCGGCGGCAACATTAATCGGAGCGGCGAGGATGGTTACTACCAACCCGATATTTGGGTTCTGGATGGGGTTTAAGACCGCGCTCCCCCAATCTGGCTTCTAAAAGGAGGCCCATGCGGGATTTACTCGGATGGGTTGCAGTGATATGCCCTCCGGTATTCTGCACGACGAAAAAAGGTTATTTCGATGTCTCAAGTTTCGGACTCGCCGGCTTTTTCGGCGATCGATGCCCGTTATTTTGCACTTCCCGTTGCCGTTGTTCTTTTTCTCTTTTCCGGCTTTTACAAAGGCGTCGTTTGGTCGCCCGTGGATCTCACCGTCCTGACGTGTCTCGCGACAATCGCAGCCATGGCTCCTTACCGGGGGGAAGGCGTGACGATTATGCGCCACCCGGCGACGTGGATACTGGGCATCTTGGTGGTTTATCTCGCCGCCAACACGCTGCCGCTACCAAACCCGTGGGGCGTGAGGAAACTTGCCGAGCTAGTTCTGTTCGGTGCGCCTGCCCTGTTGGCTGGATTTATCCTTGCTTCCGATGAAACCCGTATGTCAGCCTTTCTTGATGTTCTCTCTTATCTAGCACCACCGGTCACGGCTGTAATCACGCTCACCGCCGCGATTGGCGATCCTTACAGCTTTGGCGGCGTCGGTTCAGCCGGGTATCAGATCGTCGGAGCCCTGCTGGCGATGATCCTCATCGCGTGCGCCGTCACCCGACGATGGCTATTTTTAGCGTTTACTTTGTTCGCGATGTATCTGGTCGGCAACATAAGCTCTGCCGTGTTCGCACCGCTGGCTGTCCTGTATGTCGCCGTTAAACAACGTACCGTGCCATCCCTTGCCAAGGCGGTCGGACTTTCCTTGGCTTTCGGCATCGCCTATGGCGTTCTGGTATCCCCGCCCTTGATCGCATTCCGAACACTTTGGACGTTGGGCGGAATCGAGGCCAAGCTGCATCAAGTGCCGAGCACGAAGGCGGTCACCAGGAAGTCGCCTATTGAAGATCGGGCGCCCATAACCGAAGCGGTGCTCGCCGCACTCCCTGAGAGCATGAGGACAACGAACGAAATACAGACGAAAGCCGCATCGCGTTTTGATATTTTCGCCGCCGCTTGGCAGCAGTTCAAGAATTCCCCCATCATCGGTAACGGGTATGGTCGTCTCACCTATGCAGGCCACCCTTACCCGCACAACATCATGTTGGAAATGCTTGCGGAGGGCGGGGTAATCGCTGGGCTGCTGTTGCTCGCTTTCGTCGGCCTGAGCCTATTCCCCTTTCCCTCAACCTTTGCAATGGCCTTGCTATTCATCACTCTGTCACGCGCGATGTTCAGCGGATATTTCGGATCGCGCTTGATCCTGTTCGCGTTCGGAATCGTAATCGGATCTGCTATGCACTCGCTACTGCATAATGAGGTAGTCGAAAACGGCGCCAGTTGTGCCGGCCGCAGCCCCGCTTGATGTCGCAATCTGAAAAACGCCGTTCGACACCACACTGACATAAACGCGATTTGCTGCCGCCTGCAAATCCCACGCCTCCTTGTTTTTTGGAAACAGAATAATTGTGGCTCCGGGACGCACGGCAGTATGATTGAAGTTTTGCGCGTCGATGTTTGGCATGGTGAAAGTGCCGCGAAGCGGAAGATTGTCTTGAGTGTTCCCTTCGGGGAGCGCGGCATCAGGCAACACAACGAACGGATTGGACGACGAAAGCGGACGAGAAAAGTTATTGTCATCAGCGCGAATATTGGAATTGCCATCGGAAGTAGGCGCATAAATCATGCGGGTTAAGACAGACGTTCCTCTGGTGTCTCGCACCTGATTTCCATTGAACGCCAGACTGTCGGAATCAAACAGCCTGACAGCAACGTCGGAACCGCCTCCAATCCACGCATCCTTGAAATTGTTGCCGGTCACCAAGCCGGAACTGACGCGCCGGGCAAGAAGCGAATAACTCGCGCCTCCATCGACCGTGTTTCCTTGCACAAGCAGTTCTTGTCCGACCTGACTTGCCAATGCAGTCACTACAACAGAGATCGCGCCGCGCTGGTTGGAGAAGCTATCACCGCCGCCCGAAATTATGTTGCCGAGAATATGCAGCTTTTTGAACGGTTGATCGAGGCCAATATCGACCGGCCAGAACTGCCCCGCCGGGGCGATTAAAATGTTCTGCGAGATGACGAGATTTTCCACCAAGTCGCTGCTGAGCGAGTCGTAGTATTTTCGAACCGTCACGCCGCCAGCGCGATTCCCTCTAACCTGACAATCCGACGCTAGTTGCAAAGCAATGAAAGGATTGTTGCCGTCGAGGTGATTACCTTCAATGATTGCAGCGGGGGCGAAGTTCTGAATCCCCGCCGCCTGCATGTGGCCGAGATCGTCCCGAACGTGGTTGCCGATGATCGAAGTGCCGGCACCGTAATTATAAATGCCATGCTCAAGCATGTCGGAGATCACGTTGTAGCCGAATGTCGCGCTCGGCTGCACCCCGAAAATAGCAGTGTACGCCGCACCACCCGCAGCAGATCGGCGGAACGTGTTATGGCTCACATCGCTGCCAATGCCGCCGCCAGACGCTGGGGCTATAGCCACGAACATCTGCACCGTGTACTCACCAACCTCATGCGTGGTGGGGCCGCCCTCGAAAAGGTTGTGATGAATTTTTGCACGGCTGCCGAGTGACCATACGCCCATCGTCGGATGATCGAGAAAGTGAAGGCCCTTCACTTCGCAGTCGTCACCTTCAAGACGAATGAGGCTCGGTCGCCATTGGACCGTTTCGTCGGTTGAGTTGTCGGCAACAAACACCCCGGAAGTGTTGGCGATTCGGCCATTATCACCAATGAACTTCACGCCGCTTCCGGTGAACCGGAAACCATCGTCCACTTCGGAGGTGAAATTGACCTTTCCGTTAATGACGATCGTCACGCCGTTCTTGGCGCACGTCAGAGCCTTCAGCCCACCGTTCGCGACGGCGTCAGCGCGCCTACCGGCGGCAGTTGCCCCCGTTCCGACGCCGTTGATGAGTGTGCCGGTCAGGCCCGCAGGAAAGGCTAGCGTATCGCCATCATTCAGCTTGCTGATTGCTGTTCGCCAAACCTCAATATCATCGAGTGTGTTGACAGCGCCGTACTGAGCGATGATCGGTCGTTCAACCGCCAGCCCGTAATTGACTTCCGTAACGCCATCGGAGAGCGTTATCGTTAGATCGGTGCCAGTGTCTTTCGCATACGTCCCGCCAGAACCCGGAATATGGTCGGCGTCATAAAAGGCAGTCTCGATCCATTCCGGCGCAACGGTAGGAGCGTATGCCTCCGCCTGCGCGAAAGTATCAAAGATAGGCGGCTCGCCGCCTCCGCTTGGCAACGCAGAATAGATGAGATTCGCGCCAGCGCCTTGAGACTTGAGGAACGTTCCGCTCGTTCCTGGGTCGATTTTGTCCCACCCTGTGGACTTGCGCGTAATCAATGCGCCCTGTGTGTTTCCGATCGCGGCATCAAGGATCGCTGACAAACCCAGAGCAGCAGGGGGAGCAGACGCGCCGGAAACGTTAGCGAGAATGGTCTGGTTGGAGATGTCCGAGAGATCACCAGCCGCAAGAGCCTGCGAGCCTCCGAGCGGGACGAGATGGCCTGCAATCGTTACGCCGGAATTGGTCAGAGCTGAATTTGGAATGTCTCTGAGCGTATTGTCAGCCCCGCTGATCGTCTTGTTGGTGAGCGTTTCAACGCCCGCCAAAGACGCAGCGCCGATGTCCGACGGCTTGACGATGTTCGTTGTTTTTACCTTCTTAACGCCATCCGTCGCGCTATCCGTCAACAAGTAATAATCAGCACCTGGGGCAGCCGACTCGGTGAGGTCCTTAACGCGAATATCAGTCATAGATTAAGCCCCCACGTAGAGCAGGTAGTTGCAAACAAGAGTTGATTGGGTGTTGTTGTGGGCCGCGCCGGAACCAAACGAAGACACGCTCCCGGTCGGTGTAAAGCTGCCGTCAGATGTCACTTGGAGCAATGACGGCGTGGATACGATGGATCCGAATGAGCCGCCCGACTGGCCTTGTACAAATCCTAGGCCATGAACGACGTTATTAGCGCGTGAAGTAACAGTGATCGATCCGTTGTTGCCGGTAAACGTTGGTGTGATGATTGGTAGTTGCGGCGCAGTGAGCGTCACAGTCTCGCTACCGCCCGCGGCTCCTAGCACAGCACCATTAACGCCGCTGCCCGCCGTGGTGAGACGGCCAGCCGCCGAGCCGCCCATGTTGTCTTTGCCGGCCGTGACACGGCCGCGCATGTCTCCGATGCCAAACGTCGTCGATCCGTCACCGTTGTTGTAGAAGGTGTTCCCGGCTGCGATATCGATTTGAGCAGCGGCCCAAAGATCGGGATACGACGCGCGCGGCAGCGTTTGGCCGTAGGGGAACACGGTTAGCGGCAGCGCTGTCAGGAGCGTGTACGGGATCAGCTCCCCAATGTAGCGGAGTCCCGCCACAGGGCCGACGAAATTCACCTTCCCGTTGGCAAAATGGATGCCGACGCTCGGATTGCCGTTTGGGTAGATCGCGGGGCTCCCGGCCGATCCGGTTACAGTCCGCAGCGGACCACCCATCGGCGCCGAGCCGTCGCGCGGCAGACTTCCCGTCATCGCGGCGGCCAAATCTTCCAGCGGCGGATTATGCTGGCTCGCCAGGATCGTCTCGCCCGGCGTGGCCTTGTATCCCGACGCCAGACTGTAATTCCCGTTTGAATCTCTAGGAATGGCCGTTACTCCCATAGAAAAAGCCGCCCGGAGGCGGCTTGGAAGGCGTGGTAGGTGGTGTTGTTACTGTCTCGGCTGCGCTACGCCGGCCGCCATGAGAAGGCGCGCAATCGTTTCTCGCTTGGCGATGTTCTCAGCCTCCATCGGAGAGCCCGCTAGCCGCCCCTGATAGAGCGGCGAACGCTTCCGCAGCAGTTCGTCAACTTCCTTAACGCTGCGCTTTGCAAGCAGATTGGCGATAGATTTTGCGCCAGCACCAGCCGCAACAGGGACTCCGGCACCGATCACAGCACCGGGCGCACCACCGAACATCGCGCCGACGCCAGCGCCGAGTGAGCCTGTGAACGCCTGTCCAAAACCGCCGCCGCCGCCGAGAACGTTGCCAACATAACGCGCCGTGTTGCGCGCGGGACCGCCGATCAGGCTCTCATTGAGAGCCGCGATTTCAGGATCAGAAAAGCCAGAAACCTCTTTGGGTTTTTCTAGGAGCGAGGCAATTTTTTGCCGGATCGTGTTGTCAAGATTTCGGCCGGAATTTGCTGCTTGTGCTCTAGCTTCCGCACGCTCGATGATGCCGGTGTTAGCTCGATCAAGGACGCCCGTGAGGTCGTTGGATCGCATCGCGGCGGCATAGTTTCCGCGTCCGGTTTCGAATAGTTTCTGCGTGGCGGCAGGGGATCCAGCCACAACGCTCGTCGCATCAACTGACGGAAGAAACTTGTCCAGCCCACCAATAGATCGAGAGGCAGCCAACTGGTCTTTTGCCGCGTTTGGATTGAAGTTTTGCGCGGTGTGACCGAGAGATTCCCGGAGCGATTGGAGATTTGATGCTGTGACGAACGCGCCGGAAGGTGCGCTTTCGAGTTCCCTGAGCTTCGCGTAGGTATTTGGCGCATCGACGGGATGAATGCCTTTTTCGAACAAGTCTTGCTGCGCTTGCCGGCTCCAATTTGCCAGGGAGTCAGATGTTACCTCAAGGCCGGAATTGCGCGCCGCAGTTATATCAGCCTTGCCAGCCGCCGCCAATTCTTCCGTCGTTGGCACCTTCGGCTTTTCCCGGACAAGTGACTTCGCAACGCCGGGAATGGCCTGATCTCCGGCACGGATGGCAGGGTTAACGGGCGTGGCGAGTGCCGCTAATTCAGCCGCGCGACCGATCACTTCGGGGCTGGTGTGGCCGTCCGGCCCGATAACCGACGTTTTGCCGGTGTAAACGTCCCCCGGCAGTGCAATGGCGCTCCCTGCCCCGGTAATCGCGCGCTTGACCATCCCGACGATGCCAGCGTTGCTGTCAAACGACACGTTGCCTTGAGCGTCACGGCTCATCGGCAGGATCGTGCCGCTATAGGCGGGCTGCGCCGCTGCTTGGCTTGCTGCCTGATCGGCCATCACAAAGCCAGGAGGCAAGTCGCTTACGACAGACTGCGGCTGTTGCTGGCCTTCAAGAACGAAGCCGGGAGGTAGATCGCTCATGTCAGCGGCACCCATTGTCCATTCTGTCGAACCCGCCGCTCACCCGTTTTCGGATTGAGGATCACCGCGCCATCCTGAATGCTGGCCGGAGCCACGCTCGATGCCGGCGGCTGGGCTGCTTCCGGCACCGTCACGCTGAACAGCGCCCGCTCTCGCTTGTTCTTCTCGGGGTCAGGGTAGACCGCATCAAGTTGCTGCTGATGCAGTTTCAGCCGCGCCATGCCAGCCGTCTCCATGATGCCGAGCAGACGATTGATCGACCCTGCATCCAGTTTGATCGAGCCGCCCGCCGCCTTCTCCGCAAATTCGCGGTCGGAGTTCGAAATCTGGTTCGTGCCGACAGTCGCCTTCAACATCGATGCGACTTGCGGCGCGATGGCTGCGCGGAACGTCTCCGTGTTCTGGGTTGAAGCCGGATCGGAAACACCGAGGAACGATCCGAGCTTTTGCAGCGTCAGGCGCTCATCAGCACCGAAGCCCGTGATCGCGCCTCCCGGCCCTTGCAAGGCTTGCTTGGCGTTGCGAAGGGCCACAAGGCCAGTCGCGGCCGAACGCGCTTCCTTCGTGTTCTCCGCGAAGGTATCGAAAATCTGCTTATCCGATCCGCCGCCGATGTTGTTGTTGACCGTCATCGCTCCGGCGCGCGCCTTCGCCGTGGACCACGTAGCGTAATCCATCGGGGCCTTCTGATCGGACGTAGGCTGGAAATTGTCTCGATAGTATTTGTATTCGAGAACCGAAGTCGGAGACTTATCGGCGGGATTGAGAACCGTCACCTTGCCTGATGCATCCTTCTGGACGAGATTGCCATCAGCATCCTTGAACGGCGCGCCGATTGGCACAACGTCACGCTGGGCCTTGGTAAGCTGGGCCTGATACAGCGGATCGCCCGCCTTCTGCTGCTGCTCCAACAGTTGCTTGTATTCCTGAGCAACCATGGCCTGCTGACCTTTGCTGAAGAACGCAAAGCGCGGATCGCCCATAACCTGCTGCAACTGCTGCAAGCGAGGATTGGTCTGCGGCTGGCTTGCCGCCTGTACGGCCTGAGCGGTCGGCAGAGCGCCGCCAGTCGGTTGCGCGTTCATTGGCAGCGCCGCACCGTCCGAGCCATCAGCGACCGCCGTAGGCGCGCCAACGGGCATCGTGTCGGCCTGTGCGTCGATGATGTTCTTTTGGTTCGGATCGACCGTCTGGACGATATCGCCAAACTTGCCAGTCCACTTGTTGACGAATTGACCGGCTGTCAGACCATTGCCCGCGTTGTTCCGCGCCGCCAATGCGCCGACAACACTCTCAACCGGCGAATTAGGATCGGCCCGCAATAGCTTGATCGCACCGCCCGCGCCCTGCTGGTGAGCGAGATACAATTCGCCCGGCGTCGGTTCGCGGCCAAGAGCGTTTGTCAGCGCGGCCCGATTATCCAATGTCAGGCGAGCAGCGGCGTCGGCGCTGGCAGTCGGATCATTCGGATTGCTCAAACCATACTGTTGCGCCGTGCCTCGCAGAAACTGGAACGGACCTTGCGCACTCGATAGCGGGCTGCCGCCATTGATCTTGCCGCCATTCTCCACCAACGCCAGCCGAGTCATATAGGCCGGGTCAATGTCAGGATGCACCGATGCGACGTTGTTGATGGCATCCTTCAAGCTCGGGTCAATCTCACCGGCCGGGATCGACGTTGCGCCCATCGGTGGCGTTGCTGCTGCCGGCGGCGTGGCAACGGACGATGGCGCGGCCGGAGTACCAAACGCGCTGCGGTACAAGTCCGCCCCGCCAGCCAAGCCCGCTTTCTGCGCGGCGTCGGCATTGTCCATCATCGTGCGGGCAATCAGGGCTTGCCCAATAGCATTCAGCCCCTCGCCCACGTTCTGCGGTGCTTTGCTGAACGTCCGCGCGGCCATCAAGGCGGCAACTTCGCGCTTCTTGGCAACGGATTCCGGCGTCTCGCCCGCCGCTGTATCGATGGCAAAGGACAGCGCCATTTATGCAGCCTCCAAAGCGCGGGCGTAATCGACGGCCTGATAACCGTTCGGCATGGTGACAACGGCCTCCGGCTTTACGCGCTCGACCTCGTCGGCCATCACACCAATCTCGGGCTTCCCGTCGATCCGGTAGAAGTAGATCGGCAGGCCGTTATGCGCCCGCCCAATCTCGATCACGTCGGATTTCAACCGGCGATCCGAGAACTTGAAGATCCCAGCCGAGCCGAGCCCAAACAGGCCGCCCATGACCTGATTGTAATTCTGCATCTGGGACTGATAATTCTGGAATTGCTGGTTGTAGTTCGTGTTGATGATCCCCGCGTTATCCGTGGTCGGGATGGTCGGCATCTGCTTGTTGATGAAATTCGGCTGCGACACTTGCGAGCCGGACAACAGCGCCGAGATTTCATTGAGCGGCTGGTTGCGCTCCGTCAAAATCTCCTGCACCGACTGGCCGCGACCGTTGAGCAAGAGTTGGTCATAGGCATCGTTTTTGCCCTGCTGGAATTGCGTCATCTCCGCATTCCAAGCCGCAGAGCCCGGCCGAATCCCCTGATTGCTCAACCGCGTCCGCAGCGCGTCCTCGTCGCGCGCAAACTGCGGGTCTAGGCGCTTCGATCCAAGATCATATAGCCGCCCCTCAACGGCGTCGTTGTTCAGATTGACGTTCGTTCCGAGCAGCGAGCCGATCTTGGCGGACTGATCGACGCCGATCTGCCCAAGGTTCTGCTGCGTCTGATTGTTGAGGTCGTAGAGCTTCTGCTGATCCGGCGAAAGTGTCTGTGTCGCGGTGAACGACGGGATATCATAGCTCTGGCCGGTGTAAGGGTCCGTGAACTTGGTCGATCCCGACTGATTGAACGTCAGATTGCCGTTAGGCGTGATCTGGTTGACGTTGTTCAGGTTCGAATTGGCAATCGCCGTCGCAACGCTGGTGCCCGTTTGCGCCGCAGACGTGGATTTTGGGTCCGGGGGAGCAGGTGCAGATGGTTTGCCGATAATACACCGTCCTTATTGAACTTATATGGGTAACCCCCTATAAGTTCAATGCATGATGCTAGATGACAGATTTTGGTCGAAGGTTGATAAGTCCAAACACCCGAAAGGGTGCTGGGTTTGGACTGCGAGTAAGAACAACAAAGGCTACGGCATGTTCAGGCCCGGAGGCCTCGCCAACAAAGTAACGGCTCACCGAATTTCATTTGAAGCAGCAAACGGCCGCATTCCTCGCGGCGTTTGGATCCTTCATTCCTGCGATAACCCGGCCTGTGTAAATCCATCTCATCTTCGCGGCGGAACACCGCGCGAAAATGTCAAGGATATGGATGACCGTAAGCGCCGCGTGACGACGCCGATGAATGGTGAGACAAACCCATCTTCGTTGGTAACGGAATCAATCGTCATAGAACTGCGCCGTGATTACGTCGCTGGCATCAGCCTAGACGAAATTAGCTCCAAATATGGAGTTTCTCGAATATCGTTGACCGACTACACAACAGGACGATCTTGGAAGCATATTCTAGGCAAGGGTGGTTGCCCCACTTTTGAAGAATTGAAGACTGAGAACCGCCGACGCCGTCGCAACAATGCTCACCTATCTCAAAAAATCGCGCACGAAATACGCGCCAAATTGGAAGCTGGGGCTCTAGGGAAGAACCTCGCTATCGAATATGGCGTAAGCAAAGCCACGATATCGGACATTAAACTCCGCAAGATTTGGGCCGATCAATCCATTTCCGCCATGCATCGTCAGTTAAAGTGCTGACAACCATGGCCTCGTTTCGTCCCATCAGACGCGGGATGACGAACTCGCTTGAACCTACCGCGCGCCACATGCGCCGCAGCCGCGCGTTATGTTCGGAATGACGCGCGACAACCATCTGGCAACTGATCTCATCGAATGGATACGAAAACATCGCCCGCAACGTCTGCCGCGTTAGCCAGCGGCTATCCGTTGCAGCGCCCGAGATTTCGATCACGCCGGTTTCCGGCGACCAGTTGTGATAGACGATGCCAGCGATCAAAACGCTGTCTCGGACAACGCCCATCGTCGCGCAAGGCCCGAACCCACGTTCACAACCCGGCACGTTCAGAGAAACAAACTCTGATATTCCCGCGTTCACGTCAGGAGCGGATGCTCCGCCCCAAATGATCTGCATCAAGTGACGATGTCCGCAAGATCATAGGTCAGATCGACACTCACCAGTTCAACATCGAGCGGTACAAGCGAACCGCTGGTGATCTGGACGGCAGGCGATAGCGCATAGCCCGCGCCGCCGACAGACTGCCATTGCTGCTTTGTCGATTTCTGGCCGACCTGATCCCACTTCGACACGTTCCAGACCCCCGAATCCCAGGTATTGCCACCCGGCATCTGTGCGGCGCTAGGCGACGGCGGCAACGCGATCTGGTAGTCAGCCTGCAACGAAAGCTGCGGTGCAATATCTGCCGACGCGAGCAGCGTTGACCGCGCCAGCAAGCCGGTTTTCAGTGATGCAGGCGCTTTCAGCGGATCGAACAGCGGAACGCATGACGCGGTGTAAGGCAAGCCATCATCGGCGCCCGTTACTTCCGCCTCAATGATCCGCCCGTTATCGGAGCCAAAGAACATGCGGCCTTGGAACGAAAGGACACAGAACGCATTCCAGCCGGTATATGGCGCCCATGCTCCCGTGCGGACATTCGCAACCAGCATTGTCGGCGTGCTGCCAATAGGCGACGGCATGGTGATAGCCATCATCTGCTGCGACGGCCATACCTCGCACGTCCATGCCGCGAACGATCGATTGGCGACGTATTCATTCCATGCCACTTCAATCGGATATGACACGGCAACCGGCGACAACGCCGCATAATCGCGCGTGAGCGAGGCCGACACCGGCAGAAAGCCGATATCGGTTGCCATCACAACGTCGCCGCCAGCCTTGATATGCGCCTTCGCGCCGAGTGGCCGACCAGTGCGATAAACGCCAACCTTGCTCCACGAGTCCGCAACAGACGGATCAGTGCCTTGAAAAACGGCAATCTCGCCTTCCGTCGTCACGAAGATGCATTGTTCCGACAGACCGCCGCCGAGCGTTTCGAGCGACCACGCTGCGCCGAAGAGCAGCGAACCGCCGCGCTGGAAGATGCCAGCCAACGGTAGCAAGGTTGCCGTGCCGGTCACACTATCGACTGGCAGATACCACGCATTGAGGCTGTTCTTTTCGACGTAGAAAATCCGGTTCTTATAAGTCCAATTATAGGACAGTGACGAGGTACTGACGCCGGTAATGCCGTTGAACAACAACACCGGAGCGCCGGCCGCCGTTGCCGAGCCCTGCGTCGGCGTGTTGTTGTCGTGAATGATCTCCGACGCGCCGAAAGTCCCCGTCACGTTATCGACCCACAGCGTCCCCGTGGTGCCGTTGTCGATCACCTTGACGATGGTGCCAGTTGCCGCCGAAGTCGCACCGGTGAGCGTCTTTCCGACCGTAAACGGCTGAGTTTCCGTGTTGTAAGGGATCGAGTAGAGGCTAGTCGCCCCGATAGGGTAAAAGTCGGTCCCGTCGTATAGAAGCTTGCTGTCTGAGCCGTTGACCAGATCAAGGAACACGTCGCCGCTCGAATTGGCGAACTGCACCGACGACCAATCGCCAGACGTGAGGCCCGAAACAGACGCTCCAATCGACGAGATAAAGGGAATGAACTTGTTGCCCTGATCGTCAACGAACACGTTGCCGCTGCCATCGGTGAAATGCGTCTGCACCGCTGCGTTGGTAGCGTCGAAGATCCCCGTTGGCGTTGCGCCGAATAGTTTCTGGTTGCTGGCGTTCACATAGGAGAACAGCGAAACCACATTCTCCGTCATGCTGCCGAGCCGATTGAATGTCAGCGACCCACGGCGCATTCGCAGGCCGGTCGCGGTCGGGAACCAATTTTCGATGACAAACGCGCCGTTGAGCGCCGATCCGTCCGGCTTGCGCGCATTCGGCACGGCAAGGCTCTGATTGCGAATCCAGCCGCCAACCGGCGCCGGAAACGACTTGAGCCGTTGCGGTCGGACGGTTGGTTGAACAGGCTTCCTCATGAGCCGAGTTGCCCCGGATAGGACATGCCGATGTTGCCGCGCATACGCGCCCGGCCCGTGGTGAGCACCCGCGAGCCCTTGTCCCGCGCGATCTCCTGCGCCAGCGCGATCTCGTAATTCTTCAAGTCCTCGCCGTATTCCTGCCGTTTCTGCGCTCGCCAGCGCCAGATCAGCCCGAGCGTGATCAGGCGGTCACCGAGGAAAAACTCATCGCCATCCGCCGCGAACTTCGCGCTGTTGCTGTTCACGATGTTTTTGGAGATGTAATAGAAACGCGCGCTGGTCCCGGCCGCCAGCGGCACACCGTTGCCTTGGCTGATCTGGAATTGCCCGCCAAGGATGATCCACCAGCCGGGGAATCCGGTCCCGGCATAGGTCTGGATATCGAGCCACTGATCAAGATCGAGCGCCGGCTCAAACCGCCATTGCGTCCACGTCGCGGAATGGACGCCTTCCTTCAGGATCATCCGGTCATAATCGGTCGGCAGGTCAAAACCGATCTTCGTTCCGTCGCCCGTGATCGTGCATAGATTTGTCAGCGCGCGCCAGTCGTGCGCCTTCATGATGTCAACGCCAATCTCGGTCGCGAGGTCCGCCAGTTCATTAGCGAACCCCACGTTCAAACCGCTAGGCGAGAACAGGCTACCGGGCTTTTGGCCCTGCAACCTGATCCCTGCCGATTGTGCCGCCGACAAAATGGTCATTAGGCCGCCTCTTGCGCCCCGACTTCACGGGCCATGGCAACGAGCGTTGCGCGGGATGGATTGCCTCGCGGGGCCTGTCCCGTCTTAGCCTTGATGATCGCTTTCAGATCCTCGTCGGACTGGCCGGCGAACTCGTCAGCCGGCTTGCTCGCCTTTGCCGCCGCCCGCAGTTCTTCCATTTCGCGGCGCATCTCCGCGATCTGGTCTTTCATCGCCTCGTTATCGGCCGCCATCTTGGTCGCGACAGCCGAGCCGCTGGCAGCGTCGAGATAAGCGATAGCCTGGTTCTTCAATTCGCGGCCACCAATGCCCAGCGCCTTCAATTCGAGCCGCTTGCCCTGCGTCAGGAACGGCACTTCCTCAAGCGGCGTGCCTTCCGCGACCTGTTGGTGGTTCATCTTGAAGCGCTTGTATTGCTCCGGCCAGCGCATCGCGTAGGTCTGCTCTTCCTGCGAGCCGTCCGCCGGGTTCGTCACCCAGCCTGAGAACGCATGGGCCGGAAAGACGCCGACGCGGTTGCGGTCACCGGCAAAGCGGACCTCAACCACTTCCATGTCGTCAAAGATTGGACGGCCGGCTTCCTTGGTCTTGGCTTCGTTCTTCTGGGAGTGAATCTTGAACAACGGGATGACGCGGGCTTCTTCAGCGGTAGGCATGTGATGGTCCTTTCTGAGAGGGTGCAAAGAAAAAGGCGGCCCGTAGGCCGCCCTAGTTGGGAGGAAGGTTAAGCGGCCGATCCGTCGTCAGCCCAAGGTCGCTGAATTTCGACCTCAGCCAGACCGGCCGAAGGCGTGCCGTCCGCCGAGGCGAACTTCGCGTTCTTCACGCGATCACCAGCCACCACGGCGTCATCGACCTGACCCGGCGTTGCGGTCAGATAGACCAAAGCGTCATCCGCAACGGTGCCGGCCTTGGCTACGCCCTTGCCGCTGATCTGATACCAGCCGCCCTTGTCGGCAACGCACGCCGACATGGCGATGGCAACCGGGCCGATGGCATTTGCGGCCGCAAGCGTGGTCGAGAAGTCGTCCGCATTGTAGACGACTACAGACCCGACAACCGTGCTGGCAGCGCCCTTGAGGAAGATGAATTCACCAGCGCCATAGGTCGGATCGGTCGCGGTGATGATGGTGCCGTAAGGAACCGGCTTAACGTAGTCGTCGCCGGTCGCGTCGATGAACGACGCAATGGAGGGATACCCCACCGAAGGGGTCATGGATGCGAAAGCCATTTCATAGGCTCCTGTGTTGCGAGAAAGGAAAAGGCGGGCCGAAGCCCGCCCTCGATGTCAATTACGCCGCCGGATTGGAGTCATACATTCTCCACGAGAACAGCGGATTATTGAGCGTGAGCTCGCCCATCCACCCAATATATTGAGCGATGGCGTCTTGATTTATCGGCTTCTGGCCCTCGCCTTCGAACAGCTTGTCGAAGTTGCGGTTGGCGTTGTACCGAATGCGGATCGCGTCGGTATCGAGGCCGTAAGTCGTGTTCGCCGGCATGTTCGAACCGATACCACCGTCAAGGACGATCTCGGCACGCTTGCCGCCGCCAACGTATTCCAGTGACTGGAAGCCGAGCTTGGCAAGGCCGCCTTCGCGCTGAATGCGCTGGATGCTGGTGGTCGCCGCGTCATACGCCGCGTAGTGCTCCGGCGACATAACGAGCAGATCGGCGTACCGACGACCACGCGCACGCTGCGTCATGATCTTGTTCAGGAACGGGCGGATCGTGTCCTTCGTGACCTGAGTGCCAATCGTCGTGTCGAACGAATTGGCGTCAAAGGTCGAAGTCCGCCAGATCGCATTGGCGCGATCGATGCCACCATAGACGCCGTTGTTGACGACAATCGGAACAGCCAGACCAAGGCCGCCCAACTGCTTGCCGCCATTCGCGGTGCCGTCGCCGTGGATCGCCGCGTCCATCGTATCGTTCAGCGACCGTTCGGCCGCGTCCATATACGACGCCATCACGTCCATGATCTGGTTTTCACCCTCGTTGTTGAGGATTTCTTCCAGCGTGATCGAAATAGGCACCGCGACCATCTTCGGAGTGAAGAAGGCATCGTTGAACAGTTCGATAGGCGGGTTGGCGAGGAAGTCGTAGCCCGAATACCACTGGGCATCCTGCTTCGCGATCTGCAACGTCTCGCGAATGCGCGGGCCAGAGTAAGCGCGCCACAGCCCCTTGCGCTTGAGAACCGCAAGCAGCGCGTTGTTGTTGGAAACAAGGTCCTGGTAGCCCCGCGAACGCTCTTCGAGCGCCATGGACAAGACCTGCTGATAGTGCGTTACAGCATTGATTGCCATTGTCGTGATTCCTTATCAGGCCGCCGCGCGACGCATCGCTTTCTTGAGGGCCTGCTCGATTGTGGGGACCGGCTGGTTGCTCGCGGTCGGTTCGGGGTCTGAGCCCGCCGAGGATGGAGCGCCGGAAATGGATTTGGAGCCGGCCGGGTTGAGCGGCGGCTTAGGCTTTTCAGCCGGGATGACCGGCTGTTGGGAGACGGCCGGCGCCGCTGCGGGGTTGAGCCGCTCTGCGCGCTGATAGGCCGTCTCTAGATCGTAGCCGTGGTTGATCTCTTCCTTGATCGCCTCGGCAAGCTCGTCAAAGCGCGGATGAGAACCGGCGAATGCCTCCACCTGAGAGAGCATCGCGGTTTCGCGCTGGCTGTTGATCGTCTGCGTCACACCGCCAAGCTGGTTTTTCAGCCCGGCAATCTCGTTTCGAAGTTCCTGAATCGTCGCGTTCTGATGGCTGGCCTGCTCGTCCGGCGACTGGCCCAACACCTGAGCCGCGAAGTCGCGGAATGTCATCGGCCGTCCGTCCGGCATCTTCCAGCCGAAATTACTGATGATCTGCTCGAACCCCTGCACCGGGTTCTGCGCCAGCATCCGCTCAATGCCGACATAGTTTGTCAGCGCATTCTTGATCGTCGTGCCGTGCTGTTTTGCAAGGTCGCCAAACTCGCGAATGTCGTTGTAGGCCTCGGCGTCGGCCTTGTATTTCTGGTGGCCTTGCTCAAGCTCGCGAATGGCGCGGTTAACTTCGGCCTTCACCGGCTCCGGGGTGTTAGCCCAGGTTTCCTTGGCATCGTTCGAGAACCGGGCCGGTGCCTCGCGATGCTGCGATTGCGTTTGCTGCTCGCTAGGCGTGGCTGCGGGAGTCGCTGGCGCGTCTTTCGGCGCGGGCTGCTGCTCAGTGGCCGTGAAGTGTCCATGTTCTCCACGGGCTTGCGGCGGCTTCTGATCGGCCTTCGGCTCGGCAGGCTTTGCTTCCGCTTTCGGCTCGGCCTTGACTTCCGGCGCGGGCTTGGCCTCTGCCGCCTTCTCCGCGTTGCGGGCCTTGATCTGATCGTTTGCCTTCTTGATCGCATCCATGGCCGTCGCCGGCGGCCTTTCCTCAACCGGCGCGGCGGGCTTCTCGGCAACCGGCGTTTGCGAGCCGAGCGGCGTTGAATGGGTCGCAGGTTCGGTCGGAATGGGCGCGCCAGTGCTTTCGGCAGGCGCGGGAGCGCCGCCGCCGTCTATTGCAACGTCGGTCATGGATAATCCCTGTCTGAGAGGATGCTACGAAAGCGCCGCTTTAGCCCGGCGCAGGCTGTTCACGATCTCCCCACGATCCGGCTTGACCGGAACGCGAGGCTTCAATTTCTCGTTGCCGACTTCCACATACCCCTCGCGGCGCGTCACCGCGCGAAAGGCACGCTTGGAATCATAGAACTTGCCGTCCACATGCTCTAACGGCGTCATCGTGTCGGTAATCACCATCGGAAAGGCGAGCCCCGACCGCGCGACCTCAACCGGCTTGAAGCATTCGGCGGGCCATGGCTGCTCAAGGGAATGCCAGCCGCCACAGGCGCGGCAATAACGCTCGCTCATGCCGGTTCCTTTTGCAGCGCTGATTTCTGCTGGAATGCCTGATTGGCGTGGGCCATCTGCTGCTCGGCCTGCTCAGACTTGATCTGAGCCTGCTGCTCGGCACTCTGCGCGTTCAAATCCGCCTGATGCTGCCGCGCCGCCGCGTCGATCTCAGCCGACTCGCGCTTGAACTGCATCTCAGCAGCCTTCATGTCCAATTCCATCTGCTTAAGCTGCATGTCGGCCTGATGCTTCTGATCGTCGCGCGCCGCCTGAGCGTTGATAATCGCGATCTTGGCCTGTGCCTCTTCCTGCTTGGCCTGCCGCTCGATCTGGCGGTCCTCCTGATCGGCTTTCAGTTTGGCTTCCTCGATCTGCGCTTTCTGCTGCAACTCGGCCTGCTTCATCTGCATTTCGGTCTGAGAGCGCTTCTCCTCGGCGTCGGCCTGTTTCTGCTCGGCCTGCTGTTGCGGACTCGGCTGGCCGGCCTTCTGCGCCATCTGATCGGCAAATTCCTCGATTGCGCCCTCAAGCTCACGTCCGGCACGGAACGGTGCGACCGCGAATTTCAGCACCTCGCCGGCAAACGTCGCCGCGCCAGGCTCAACAGCAACCAATTGGCCCAACTGCTGCAACGTGCCACCAAGCACCTGCATGAACTCGGTGCGGCGCTGTTTCTCCGCATCCTCGTCGGGCTGGATCGTGCTGTCCGTCTCGATATCGAGCACGAACGGCCGTAGTTTCTGATCCCGCAACAGTTTCATGACCTCTTCGACGGTCGGCGTCTGCTGCAACTTGTCGATCTGCGCTTTGGCCTGCCCGATGATCTGCTGCCGGGCCTGCTCGATCACCTGCTGCGCCTGTTCCGGGTTCTGCTGCGCCTGCTGCATCAGTTCCGGATTGGACTGCGCCTGCTGCAACTGCTGCTGGAACTGCTGTTCCGCCTGTTGCATGATCGCAGCCGTCTGCTGCTTGATATCGGCGTCGGTCGGAATCTCCATCTGCGACATGGACAACAGCGTGTCAGGACTGAAATTCTCCGCCATGATCTCGGCGGCAATCTTGGTCAGATCGCGCGCAACCCGCACCAATTCAGCCTGCTTGTCGCGAATGCGGACCGAACCGTATTGGCTCTTAAGCTGCTGCGCCGTCGCCGTCTCGCTGGCCTCCGTCGAGCCGCGCATGATGTCCGATAGACCGACGATCTCGTAAACGTCGTTGATGACCTGCTTGCGAAGCTCAACCAGCGACGTGACGGCCTGCACCACGTTTTCCAGCGGCCACCAGACAACGGGCTCACCACTGCTCGATCCGAATGCCGCCCAATTGCTGATCGGCACAAGCATCTGCCGGTCATCATTCGACTTGATGGCCGTTTCAACAGCCTCGCCAATCTCCGACACGCCGGCCGGATAGAAGCCCCTCACCTTCAACGCATCCGCCAGCGCATGAATGCGTGACGTAAGCTGGTTCACTTCCTCAAGCTGATCGCGGTAGTAGACGATATCCGGCACCGGCACCAACGAACGGCGCTGCAAGGTCGCATAGGCCGGGCGCGGGCACGGGAAGAAGCCTTCCAGCTTCAGGTGCGGCTCGGCATCATCGAGCAGAACGTCAACGCCCTCGGTCACCCAAACAACGCGGTTCTCGTCCTTCGACCAGATTTCCCACACCTTGGCCTTGGCCCGGTTGTCGGCCGCTCCGTTCTCCTTATCGTCCTTCCGAACCGTATAGGCCGCGTCCTGGTATGCATTGCCGCTCGATTTGCTGAACCGTTTACGCATCGCGCGCTTGGTCAGATAGCCAGCCCCGGCCACCCAACCAACTTCCGGCCAATACCTCACCGGCTCGTGCAGGAAGTCCTTGCGGTCCTTGAACTCGATGCAGGCGCGTTCCGTCGCGGTTTCGCTGTCCGCCTTCGTCTCGTAGCGCACCCACGGAACGCCGCGCCCCGAGATATTCAGATCATCCCGGATCAACTTCATCACGCTATCAATATCGGTCTGTTCGAACCCGACAACCGATGCGCGTTCCAGCATCTCCGACGCCACGCGATACAGCGGGCGCCGATCCTTGAACCTTGGCACAACAACCGGCACGGGCGGTCGGCTATAGATCGACGGACCAAGCACCTGAATGTTGGCCCAGAACAACTGGAACTGCCGATCCCGCGCGACGTTCGCCAGTTTGCTCAGATCGCCATAGAGTTTGTCGATGTTGTCGGCGCGGTTCTGATAGTCCTCGAACGCGACCTGGGCGGTCCTGATCTGCGCCAGCCATGCACGCGCGTTCTTCGGCTTGATCGCGGGATCAAGCTCATCGTCGCCTGCTGCCGGTTCTGACAGTTCTACGTCATCGATCAAATGCGTATCCTTGTGCCCTTGCTTTCTGGCACGGGCGGAATGATGAAGCGGCCAGGCGGCGGGATGATTGGTTTTTCAACAGCCGGGGCCGGCACGTTGCGCCATGACAGCGCCAGATAGCGGAATGCATCCGCCAAATGGCTTGTCCAATCGTGGACCTCGCTCGCCTTGAATGCTTTCTTGTCGTCGTCCCATTCGCGCCGATACTGTTCCAGTGCCGATAGTCCGGTTTCCTCGCAGCGCGGATGAAACACGCATCGCGCCAATGTCTGACGAGCGGCGTTGATGCCATCCAGTTTCGTCGCGTTGGGCACCAATTCAGGCCGCAGCCCATAATCGCGCATTGTTTCAACGCGCGTGCGGCCGGTGCCCCATTCCTTCACCTTGGCGTCGTGCGGTACGAAGTCCGCGCCAGCCTTCCAGCCGTATTGCTCCGTCCGTTTTGCGACCACATCGGCATAATGGTCGAGCCCGACGCCGGACGCCGTGTAGCAATCCAGAATGAACACCTGTGTCCCTACGACCTGAAACCACCAGATGCTGGTATCGTCGCGAACGCCGATGTCCCATGCCCGATGCACCATGCGGTCAGGCAAAGCCTCAATCTCGGCTATCCGGCCTTCCTTGCGAACCGCGACCATCTCGCGGGCATAGAACGCGCCGAGGATCGCAGCATTGAAGCTGCACTCGTATTCCTGCTCGAACTGAGCCCGGCCCATGTCCTCGCCGTAGAGGGCGATATATTCCTTCAAGCCCTCTTCAAGCTGAGAACTCGTCAGAGCCTTCGTGTCGTAGATCGTCGAAAGCTCAGCAAACCAGTTCGGATTCGCTGCCGCCATGTCGTACATGGACTTGGCGTGATTGCGACCGCGAGGCGTGGTAATAAACGTCGCCCAGCCGTCGTTTTCCTCCATCATCGGGCGGATATAGCCCCAGGCGCTCGGATTGCAGAGCGCCCATTCCGAGAAAACCACGCCAGCAACACCAGCGCCAACAAGGCCGTTATAACGATCAGATCCAACAACCTGCCACGTCGAGCCGTTCTTGAACCGAATGAACATTTCGTCATCGACGGTCTTTTCTCGCAGCTCTAGTGGAAACGCCTCGTCAATCCGACGCTTGCCAGTGTGCGGGTTGACCGCATTCCAGATGGCTTTCCGAGCCTGTGTATATTCCGGCAGACAATGCCAGTAAGTCGCGATCCTCTTGTGCGCCTCAATTGCCGTATGGTGCAGGATTACGTCATCCTTGCCCCAACGCCGATGGGCGATCTCAATAGCGCGCTTCTTGCCTTCGTTCTGCAGTGCATTCCAGAGTGGAAACTGATACCGGCGCGGCTGCCAGTTGTTCGGCAGTTCAATCGTTGGCAAGGGTATATTGCTTCAGGATTACTTGGAGCGGGCCGCCGTCAGGTCCAGTATGTGCGACCGCAGTAAGCTTCGGATGGATGAATGGAGCTGCATCCCGCGCGCAGGTGTGGGCCATCTCGCGCAATCCAGCCGCCTGTTTCACTTTCGCCAGCATCGCCTTAAACCGAAGTTCGGACGTATCGCCCATAGCCTCAACTTCATCAGCGTTCATACCCTCGATAACAGCCTCAGCATCCATCGCCACCTGCTGAAAGTGGCGCATGTTGTCGAGCATCACTTCAAGCGGGGTTTTGCCGTCAGCCACGGCGCGTTCGGCAACATCTCGGGTCTTTGTCGTCAGCGAACCAACCTTGCGGCCAGCACCTTCGCGCTTACCGCCGCGCGACATTTTGATTATCTTTGATTGTTTTCAAAAACACATCGGTCTCACGCGGTCTGAGCGCGTGCTCCATCGTTACTTGATTGATATTTGCGGTCTTGGCCGCTCGATTAACGGCTCGCCCGAGTTCATGAGCCGGTAAAGCTCATCAGCTACTCCAAGCTGTCCCATGTGGTGCTTCAAAACCCGGCACACCTGAGCGATGGTATCGTCTCGCTCCCGCTTACGCGCAGTTGCTTCAATTTCAGCAAACGTCCTGCGCTTAGCCACTGATCGTTTCTCGGAGCGTGTCTATCGCCTTCTGCTGCTCAGGCGTCTTCGGCGTGTCATCCACGATCTGATACGGCAGCGCGACAAACCGATCCGGCCCGCGCGTTGCTACCGGCCCATCCTGCGGAACGCGCGCTACCACACGTTCAACCAATTCTGACGAGCGCGGAGCCGGTACGCCCGGCTTGCCCATCTGGTGGGCTATGCAAGCATCGATATGCTGCTGCACGGCGCTCGCGAACTGATTGGCAGGGCCTGATTGTGATAGCGGGATTTGGATCATCCCCACCCCCTCAAAACAAAACCGGGTCAGAACTTGCCGGCGATATCGTCGAGTAGCGAGTGACAAGCGCTCAGGATGGACTCAGCCTCGGTAATATGACCGCGCAGGCCGCCGCCTGATACCGGAGTGCAGGGCTTGCCGCTGGCTTGGCTATTGCCTTCGATCTTGTCGCGAAGATTCCCCATCTTGTCGAAGAGAGCCTGCAAGCCGCTCGCAACACAGCTAGCGCGCTCGGTCATGCCGAGTTCGGGGATGGGCGGATTGACGTAGCTGATACCACCAGGCAAAATGCCCGCGTTCGAAGCCATCAAATTGCTTTCCATGTCTAATCTCCCTCAAAACAAAACCCCGCCTGTCGTGGCGGGGTGTGTGGTCGGATTACCCGACAAGGAAATGCCAGTAAAAAGTACGCAAAAATCCCGGCGGGTGACGCGTGCTTACCGGCCGCACTTACTCAACAATGATTTGCTCCCGCTTGTCAGTTAACTTCGCTCTGTCGCTGGTTAACTCTTTCAGCCGCCGAATGCGCTTTGCTCCTGAGCGCCACGCCTTCTCGTAGACCGAATTGCCCGCCAGCCGTTCGAGCAACTGCGCCGCTGCTTCAAGCGTTTCATCGTCATAGCGCATTATGCCGCCCTCACGTTGCTCTCGCGAGTGTGGAAAAACTCGCGCTTGCCCGGCGGAAGAAACACGACCCGGCCGTTCTTTCGACTTCGAACAACGGTCAACAGATCGGCAAACTCACCTTCCATGATCCTGATGATCGCGCCGACTGGGATTGGATTGCGGCGCTGCTCCATCTTGCCGGCCATCATAAACCATCCGGTTTCGTTCGCCACAAAGTCCCATTCCCCCCGCATGTAACGATCACGAAACGCCCATACGATGCTTTCAGGGATTGGTTCCGGCCGGCCGTCCTGATCGGTCAATAGCGCCTCGATCCCGTTCACCCGGCGCACCGCATAGAAATTCGCATCCAGTATTTCGACGAACATGTAACGCCCAAGTATCGGATATTCCTTCGCTACTTTCGTACGCGCGTGAGACACCCACTTTTTGAGCTTAGGCCAGAACGCCCGATAGCCCAGCGCCGCCAGTTCGCATTCGGCGCGGCGCTGACAGTTCGGATTTGTGATTGCGATGTACCACGTCATAGCGATGCCCCTTCTTCAATCGTCTCGGTCTGCCGACCATGATCCAAACCGCCCTACGCCCCACAAAGATCAACTCCCGCGACCAACGGATGCCGGGTCGGGACGGCATACTCACTCCACCACGCTAGGGCCGAAGCCCTTTTCCAGATGCTCGGAGAGCTTCCGCAAGCCATCCATCACGTATTTTTCCTCGTCCGGGTTGCGCGTCGGCGCCGGAAGCATCTGCTGCTGACGGCGGCGCTCACGCTCGGCAACCTCCCTCTCTCGCGCGGCCATCGGCTCAAGAAATTCTCGAACTTGCTTCATCGTCGGCGGGAAGTCGTACAGGCTTGGCAAGCCGGTCAGCGGATCAACGGCCTTGGCTAGGTGGTGAGGCGCGTAGATCGAGAACACCGCCACCAGCCCCGCCGCGTAAACCCTCGGGTCCGCCGCCGTGATCGATGGGTAAAACCCGATCAGCCGTTCCGCCGCCTCTTGCGGCAGTAGCGGATTCTCTGAGCATTTGTCGGACATCGTTCGTTTCCTGCTGTTTGCGCTGAAATTCGGTAAGGGGCTTGGCAAAGCCGCTGCGCGGCCCGGCGCGCGCGGCAATGATCTTCGGCCCGTCTCGCTGCACCCAGCCCTGCCAAGCCTGATGCCAGTTGCGCTTGACCGCGTTCGGCCCGCTTGCCGACAAGGCCCAGGATTTGAACCGTTCGGCCAAGTCGCCGGTTTCCGCCTCGGTCAAACCTTTCGAGAGCGCATAGGCCAAATCCGGCCCGGTTAGCTGCCAATCGTCGGGCAAACGCGTCCCGCGCGAATTGTTTTTTTGGATGGGTTTGGGGGTAAGGGGGTTATTAGGGGGGTATGGGGGGGAAGAAGGGGGAACGGGGGAAAGGGAAACCGGCGTTACGTCGTTACGCTCCGTTACGTCACCAGCGTCACCGTTACGTAACGTTACGTCACCAGCGTCACTTTCAGCTTCTTCTTTCGCCTTCTTCGCCGCGCGATACCGCTCTTGCCGAATTGCGCCAGCCGAACGGTTGCCGCGATCAGCCTTGACCGCAGCAACAATCTGCTCGGCTGTGCACCCAGCCGCCAGCATGGCATCCAATGCAGCGTTGGAGATCACTTACAGCATCCCCAAGGCTTGCATATAAGTATCGAGGATCGTCTCCTGCTCGGCTCGTTCGTTGGCGTCCTGCTTCCTCATGCGAACGATGGTCCGCAGCGCCTTCGTATTATAGCCGTTGCCCTTCGCTTCGGCGTACACGTCCTTGATATCGTCGCTGAACGTCCTCTTTTCTTCTTCGAGCCGTTCAATGCGCTCGATGATGGCTTTCAGTTGATCCTTGGCGAACTTCGTCGCCGCGTGTTCTGTGTCGCCCGAGTTATGTCCGATTCCCGTTTCCGTCATTGCGTACCCCTTGCTTGTTGAAACTGACAGGCTGGCCGGTACGCCGATCTACTAATCCGCCGCCTATACGTGCCTTGAATTTCGACTTGTCGTAGAAGCCGCGAGAGGGCTTCCTGCCTTCGTAGTTCTTCCGCTGCTTGCGGTAGACGATGGACTTCTCCGCTACGTCCTCCGCGTTTTTCACCGGGAGACACCAGTCGCATGTCACGTCCAGATTGGATTCCCGGTTTTGGCCGCCATTGATCAGTGCCTTCATGTGCTCGCATGTCCACGCCTGCCCATGTTCGATCTTGCGGGTGCAACGATGACAGCGGCCACCCTTTGCCAGAAATACTCGCAGCCGAACGCGCTGCGGGACCGGCGTATCATCCGTCTTGCCAATCCACTCTGGTAGGCTGCGGCTCATGCGGCCCTCGCCTGGGGCAATTCCTGGGGCTCCACGCCGATCATCCGCGCAACCACTTCCATGATGCGCTCTTTGGACTCGTAGAACTCCTTGGCCCCCATAGCCTTCTTGGACTGGCTCTTGGCCGTGTATCGCGTCACCGTCGTTCCCTGTACGATGACGACCGCGAATTCATCGATCGGCCGAATGAAGGCGGCAACACGCACAGCCTCGGCTTTCGACCGGCAAGTGATCGTATGGCTATCGCTGTATCCCGCGCGAATGAGCGCCCACTTGCGCAGATGCTTTTCTGTCGGGAATCTCTCGGATAGATGCTCTGGCAAGCTCTGCCAAGCCTCCCTGAGCCAAGCGAACTCGTGACGATGGCTCGCCTCCGACCTGTCCTCGTGCTGCACAAGGCTGTAGCGCTGGCCGACAACGAAAGTTTTGTCGGCCCGGCGCGGGTGAAGCGGGATCATCGCCTCACCACTCCATTCGAAATGCTGCGGAGGAAAGGTGTCCATAGCTCGCCTCTAAAATGGAATCGAGTCGTCGAGTGCGTCATCGCGCGTAGTCCCGCGCGGCTGTTGCCTGCCCGTCGCGTCCGCATAGCTGTTGTTCTGTGATTGCTCGCCCGACTGTTGATCGCCGGGGCCGCGATCAAGCATCGTCAGGACGCCGCCGTAGCCGTTGAGAACGACTTCGGTGCTGTACTTTTCAACACCGGCCTGATCGGTCCATTTCCGGGTTTGTAACTGGCCCTCGATGTAGACCTTCTGACCCTTGCGGCAGTATTGCTCGGCAACCTTGGCAAGGCCCTCGTTGAGCACCGATACGCGGTGCCATTCCGTCCTTTCCTTGCGCTCTCCCGAGTTTTTGTCCCGCCAGGTTTCCGACGTTGCCACCCGGAGATTGGCAATCGTCCGCCCGTCTTGGGTGCGGCGAACTTCCGGGTCTGCACCCAAGTTGCCCACGATGATGACTTTATTGACAGTGCCAGACATTATTCCGCGGCCTCCGTTGCAGGTGCCGCGAAGTCCGGCAGGCTATCGTTGATGTCAGTCGAAGGCGGATTGGCTACGTAGGAGTAGCGCGAGGGCTCTTTCTCCAACTCGATATGCAGGCTGTCGTATCCAGCCCGCAAATCGGAAAGAGGCATCAGGCGCTCCATCTCAGTCCAAGACGCGTGGAAATGCGTCTTGAGCAATTCGAGCTTGGTCTTTTTCTCCAATGCCGTTTGACCGGGATAGTAACGAACCATGAGGGATTCGATCTCATCCAGAACGATCTTCCGATGCAGGGCGCGGTTGTCCCGCTCATCCGCCGGGATATCAGCTTCGCTCGTCCGCGTGGTATCGACGCCGAGTTGCTTCCCGCCGAGATTGAGATACTTGATGTGCGGCATGAAGCATTCGAACGTAGGATTGTGAAACTGCTTCCCATCGATCGATGTAGAGCGGTCCTTGATGATCGAGGCCGTCCGATGCACCTTGTTGGTTTCCATATCCAACTCGCGCTCCATCAAGACGAGAAGCGACGGCTCGTAGCCCATCTCGCCTTCCGCCTTCATCTTTATCCCGGTCTTTTCGAGTTGCTTCTTACCGGCTTCGTCTTGGAAGTAGTCGTATTCGTAGCCAGCGCGGCCGCACAGAATGATGTGCAGTTGCGAGTTGATGAACTGGTCGGTGAATTTCGCCCATTCCTTCTTGAGGAACGCCCAATCTTCGAATTGCAACCGGGTGCGGTTCTTCCGCTTCATGTAGCTGTCGCAAATCTCCGTCCAGAAATGCGAGATGGAATCCACCAGCAGGAGCGAGGCTTCCTTCTCGGCCTCCTTGACGGCCGACATGAGGTCGGAAAATGAGCGCGTCTTCGCTGTGAACAGCCGGACGCCGGCAGCTTCGAACTGCGGTTTCACCCAATCCGAACCGGTTTCGGTATCGAGGAAAAATGCAGGCTTGTCGGCGTACTCGACGCCCTTCTCTCGCATATATTGCACAAGACCAATGGCGGTCTGCGAGGCGGTATGGGTTTTCCCAGACCCCGCAAATCCCATCAGCCCCATCTTCAAAAATGCGCTCGTCACTTCTGCTTCCTTGAATAAACCCATGATCGTAGTTCCCTTGTTTACGCGATACTGATTAGGCGGCCGCTGTTTCCTCAACGGGCTTGGCCGCGAAGTCCGTTAGAGCCTGGTTGACCTCTGCCAAAGCACCCTCAAGCCGCTCCTTGGCGACTTTCAGACTGTGTTCGGCGCGTGTTTCGTAACTTCGTTGGCGAGGCAATGTTCGAACGTTATGGACCACGCCATCTGCATCGGCGCGTAACCAGTCCGAATATCGTTCGATGCGATCCAAGCGCGGCGCGACTTCATCACTCATGCTACTTTCTCCTGTGATTGAGCTTCCGAATGATCCGTCACCGCGCCGATGATCGGCTTGATCGTCACCGTCACGAATGCTTGGTGGCCGTACCGCTTGCTGCCGGTGATTTCCGTGATCTGGCTGTCATCGCGGTACACAATGCCGTTCAGCGAATCCGCCACGGCCTTAATCAGGTTGTCCGCGTCCGGTTTAACCGTGGGGCGGATGACGCCTAGCAATGCGTCCATTTGCTTCTTCTTCGGCCAGCTTTTCGGGATCTCGAACACAGCGCGGAAATACATCTGCACCGGGCCGTCAATCGGCTGGCGCGGCCCCATCTCAGCGCGGGCCGTCGAAGCAACCAAATCCTCATAGCTGCGCGTCTTGCCCGGCGTGTAAGCATGACCGCTACGCGTGAAGCGTGGCCGTTCCTTGCCGACCGGCGCACCCATGACAACAATGGTCACTGGCTCGGTCATGCCGACAGCCTTCCCTCTTTCTTCACCTGTCGCGTGACAAGCGGTTTTAGCGCGGCGATCAGTTCCTCGCGGCGAATGGAGCGCGGCGGTTCAAGTTCGATCAACTTGCGTAGGTGATCGATCTTGTGATGCAACGACAGGCGCGCAATGCGGGTGAGAACCTGGGCGATGGATGGCTTGTTCATTGCCCGGCCTCGAACTGCGCTTTCAGGCCGTCAACCTCGGCGCGGAATACTCCATCCGCTGCAACGAGATTGTCGATTTTCCTCACGCCGTGGAGGACCGTGGTGTGATCCCGGCCACCGAAGTAGTATCCAATCTCTGGCAAGGATCGCGGTGTGACCGACTTCACAACATACATGGCAACATGCCGGGCCTTGGCTAACGCCGCGGTTCGACGCTTCGAACACATGTCCATGCAGGTGAAGCCGTAATGTTTCGCGACGGCGCGCTGAATATCCTTGATAGTTGTCACCGGGCGCGGCGTTACGAACAGCCAATCTCGATTCTCTGTTGCGACCGGAGGCAGCGCGGGCTCTGGCTCGACGGCCGGTTCTGGCGCCACAATCGGTTCAGGCTCTGGCATCACAACGGCAGCCCGCCCGCCACCATGATGCCGGTTGAGACGCGCCAGCAGCGCATTAGATGCTGCCACGTTGCGCATGTGATGCGCCTTGGTCCAATCCAGGCTGTCAGGACTGATGCGGATGGTCATTGCTTACCTCTCACTCTCGCCCACCAGAGACTTAGCCGCGCGAACCACATCACAATCATGCCCGGTGATTGCTTCGGTTCGTTCGATGTCGCGCTTGAGCTTGACGAACTGGCGCTGCCGCTCGTGGTCGTAAGCGGCCTTGATGAGCGCATAGGCTCCGGCGCTGATTTTCTTAACGGATGCGAGCCGATAGCGGAGTTGCCAGAGCGTCCAGTAGTTGATGCCATACTCTCTCTCGATTGATCGTAGTGCGTTGTCGGCATCGCCGGGGCCGCGTGCTCTCATGCGCGTTAACTCTCGCGACCAGATCGCAGCTTCTTCAACGAACGCGGTTTCACTCATTTGCCTACCCGTCAAAATCTTTTTGAGCACTTGCAACTCTCCTTCGTTCACGATGCTCGACATGACGAAGGTACGAACTAACGACAACGACACTTGGCAGCCGCTCAGTTTGGCGACGCGGCGACTGCTACAGCGATACGAACAGCAAGACGAAGAACGAGAACGCGATGGCAAAGCCAGTCGCGGATGCAAGGGTGAAAGCACTGAGCACGGCAGCGATATCGATCAGCGCCGAGCAGCAACGGGATAGGAATGAATAATGCGTCGTCATTTCTTCGCCCCGAGACGACGCGACCGGAGTAGGGGACCGTAAAGCAGCGGCCCGAAGCTGAGTTGAATTGCGCGGGATATTGCCCCCATCACCGCGCATGTGAGAGCCGGGCGGCTGGTTGCCCCCAACGGTCGCCCGGCTGGTCTCATTGGTGAATTGGATCAGCATGATGCGCTCCGCAGTCTGCGAGCTTCACGGTCCAGCGCGGCACGAACGCCGTCTGTGACATATGCGAATGTCAGTTCGTCGAGGCCGGATTCAGAGGTGGAAACTATCGCGTCGGCTTGTCCAATCGCCGCAACAGTCTCCACCTCGTCATCCGCCAGAGGGCCGGCGAAACAGAACGGGTTGGGCAGGTGATAAAAAACGCCAGCGCTGGCCGGCGAGTTGGCGCGTGGTGTGGAGCCCGAGAGCTTTTCACGCGCGGGAGGAAGGGTGTGGGTCATGGCCGGCTATTCCACGCGGTGTAGGTGGCGTATTCGCCCCTGCGATACCCGGTGCCAACCTTGTTCGGTGCCACTCCGTTTGGGCTGCTAACGCGTTCGGAAGGCGGATGACGATGGCGAAAAAGAATGCCAGCGACGACATTGCGGGTGACGCGGAAATGGTCTGCAATGAGCTGGTAGGACCAACTATTGTTGGTCGCGAATTCGATAATCGCTTCGCGTTGGGCTTTGCTCATCCCCGCCTCCACGTCAGAACCGACCAGACGAAGGCGACGTAGATGGCTGCGATGCCGACAATGGTAGGGTCGGAGATCATGCGGCGGTCTCCGCTTCATCGTCAGGGAACGTCTGGAAAAACCAGCTATCGTCCCACGGGAGGCGACGGCTGATGGCCGCGCTGCGAATGCGCTCCATCTCATCGCGGTTCGGCTCGGAACCGGGTTCGCGCTCCCAGCGAGAAACGGTCGGCTGGCTTACGCCGGCGACCTCCGCAAATGGAGCCTGCTTAAGCTGGAAAATCCGGGTCCGAATGTATTCGACTGCGTTCATGATGATGCATCATGCGCATATGAATAGGAATCCGTCAAGCGATTATTCGCGGACGTATTGGATTGACGCAATGCGGTAATGCATAATTCAGGGATGGCGATTCAGCCCGACTATCAGGCCCTTGTCCGGGCGATCCAGCTTAAGACTGGAGAAAATCAGGCAAAATTGGCCGACCGCTTTGGCGTGTCGCAGCCAACAATATCGCGTTGGCTGAACGGAACCCCACCGGAACTACATCACGCGGCCATCATCGACGGTGTGGCGCGCGATTTACGATTAGGTAA